TGTATTTGATTCACCACCTGATACAGAAATTGACATCATGACATCTTTGGCATTAAGTTCATCTCTAGCTTTTGAACCGTGACCATTGCGCGGAGATATTACAGGTCTGGCCGAAGCCCCAGAACCGTATGTAGAATTTGCAATTATACTAACATTAGCATAACCGTAATTTCTACCATTAGTCAAAATGGTTATCTTTCTAATTTGTCCACCTAGTGAATTTGAAACATAAGCTGTTGTGCGAACGGCAGTATGGCTTCCGCCTTCTCCACTAACTATTACAGCAGGGGCAATTATATATCGTGATGAAGTATTTGGTGTTACTGAGAATGCTGAATTGACAGTTACGCTGCGGCCAACACCAGTATATCTTATAATACGACGTAACTGACCAGAACCTAAACCTGATGAAATGTATATTGTTGAACCAATATATGCACCATCAACTTGAAGTGCATTATTTGATAAATGAACTATGCTAGAATTAGTGATAGTTAAAAAGGTATTTGATGTGCTAATATAACCTGCACCGTTTGAAGTAATAACAATATGTTCAATCGACCCATTGGCTGCGGCCTGCTGCACAGACCATTGTGCGCTACCATTATTTGCTGTAACTTCTCTTACTGGAATATAAGTGGTTGTGAGAAATTTTTGTGCATCAGCTGTAGTTACTGTATACAGAAATTTCCAACGATATCCGTCAGAGGTTGTTATAATTGATGTACTTGTGCCTGTCGGCTCGACAGTAGATGCGGCACCTCGATTATTATCAATGCATTTGTATACATTATTATCTGATGTAAGAACATAAAATTGTTTATCAAACAAATTAGTTATTGAATTGTCATATTGGATATAAACTGTGCCAGTTGTCCAGTTATATCTGGGTGCAATGGATATGATATCAGTTGTGTTTATACGTTTTAATGCGACCATATCTTTATATACATCAAAAGTTGTGGCCGTAAGTGTATTTGATGTTGCTGTAGCAACTTGATCATTTGAATATGGAGTTATTCTACCCACAAACATATACATCCGAGTAGGGCTAGCTTCAGAAAAAGCTTCCTTAAATTGTTCGGATGTGTTTATACGAAATGAAGGGGTTATTAGATTAGTCATGAGGTCCTCACCATAGACAAATTATTTATTAGACTTAGGTTGATCTTAGATAGGTATAAACCGTATCTGTGCCGGTTCCAACAACAAATAGCTTACTATCATCTAAGCTAAGAGCTATACCATGCGGCACACTTTCTTGAGTAGATACACTCAAACTCTTACCTGAATAAGAAGCAGTTGAAATATCCCAAGCTGTAGTCAAATTATATTGATACACCCTATCATTAGTTGAACCTACAACCAATACTTTGGTGCCATCAAAACTAAATGCCATTCCTAGAGGAGAGGATTCTTCAGTTGCAACGGACAAGAATTTAGATGCATACGTTGCTGTAGAAATATCCCACGGAATTGATAGTGTATATTGAAATATTCTATCATTTGTAGAACCAAGAATATACATCTTGCTACCATTATCACCAAATTCAATAGACTGTGGTGCGGTATCTTGTGATGATAATAACACAGTTTTGGATGCATATGTTGCTGTAGATACATCCCATGCGGTTGATAGTGTATATTGATAAACTCTATCCCTAACGGTACCAACAATATACATTGTATGACCTTCAGGATGAAATTTTACATCGGTTGGTGCTGTATCTCCGGGGCCGGATGTAGTTGTATTGGCTATTGAAATGCTTTTTGATGAATATGAAGCTGTTGATGTATTAAATGCGGTTGTCAAATTATATTGATATATTCTATCATTATTTTGTCCAATCATATACATTTTTCTACCTGATGGGCTAAATGTCAAACCTACTGGTTGACTTTCCTGCGCGCTCACAGAAAAATTCACAGAAGTATTAACGGCAGCTTTGCTTATATCAAGCGTGACAGGTTTTTTAGTAGATTCTATACCTGTTATTGAATGATCAACATGTTTCATATTAGATGCAGTAAATACATAAGCACCAAACATCTTAGAACCAGCAGGATGTAATACTCTCTTTACAACATCTCTATATTTGTCAACAATCTCTGTTACTCTTATCAAATAAGAATATTCTTGATAAAAATCATTATCTTGAAGTCGCATATTCCAGCTCAAGAAACCTTTGGTATCGATATAGCGACCTGGTAAAGTAATAACAGCTGAAACTTCAGGCTTAATTGTTGCGCTATAAGTTTCATCACGTATTGTAAATCTTGTTATACCAGCATTGTCTGTATATGAATCAGTTGTTGAAGTTGTTCCACGAGAATTTATCACCGATGCAGTTGTTAAATTGTCAAATGATGGATCAGATGATATTATATCAAGACCCGTTATAGCACCTGGCGCACGAATAGCAATGATTACTGCATCATCTCCTTCAAATCTACCATTTTGGCCAGGAAGTCCTAATTCAAATACAACTTGATCTCTAACTGTAACGGTTGGTAATTCAGAAGTATAATTCACACCTACGCTTGATACAGATATAGCATTAATTGAACCGGCAATTGAATTAGCAAATTTTAATTTTGCACCTATTACCGAACTTATATTAGCAGTTGCCAAATTTGCAGATACAGAAGCAGTATTAGTACCAAGAGATACAAAGGTTGATCCAGTATTAAGCACAACATTACGCAATGGTGATATAGCATCAGTATTTAAACTTACAAATGTAGTATTTGAAAGAGACGTAACAGTTGCAGCCGCCCCTGTGCCTGATCCTCCGGTTAAACTTATGATGCTTTGGCCTAATCGATAGCCGCTACCACCTCTATTAATTCTAAAAGAAATTGGACCAATATCATTTGTTGACGTAACTCTGGCTGAAGCAATCGCTCCGGCCGATGTTATGATGACATTATCACCTGCCGCGTGAAATGCACCAGGATTATCAATCTGTTCTATATCAACAACACTACCAAATTGAGATGATACAGTGGCCGTATCACCTAGCGGATTTGTAACAATTTCACCATCCCAAAATCTACCAGTGACATCTTCAACCAAAAATTCATATAGTTCTTGACCTAATATTGTAACCTGCGAAACTTTTTGAACACGCGCAATCGCACCAGATATTTGTCCTGTAATAATCTGTCCATCAAATACGGTAGGATTAGCACTAAATGGAGAACCTACTCTAACTATAGTTTCTTTTACCCAACGGCCATCTGAGGCTCTAAGAATATAATCACCAGGGTATATAATTTCAATATCTTTGTTGAATAATGCTTGAAATAAAAATTTATATGAAAATTCTGAACCTCTTGTTCGATAAAAATCTCTAATATGCTTTACAAGAAGTCTTTTGTCCGCTAACACATTCTGCGGTATATTCAACATAAATTCGCGCTGAAAATATTGAACAAAAGAATCTAATGTGCGGTCAATATCTTGATAATCTATTAAGCTTCTGGTGGCATCACCTGCTTTTCCAGTTTGTTCCAAATATTCATAATATGCCTTTAGAAATGATACGAATCTTGGGCCATCCTCTCTTATGAATGCAGGAAACTGCGATTCAATAAGAGGTGAAATCTTTTTAAAGGTTTCTTCGGCGCCAGAAATGCTCATATCAGTAAGCTGTCAGCTGTGCGATTGATGAGGAATTAAGACTTGTTATATTACCCAAGGTAGATACGGTTTCAAGTCTTGCATCGATGGTTCCTGTATTATCATTGATCAAAGTTATTTTGGAACCAGCAATTAGAAGAATCTGATTACGCACTGGAGATACATTATATTCTTCAATCTCAACACGTAGATCAATTTCACCACCATTACCAATAGCTGACGGTAAGAATGAATTGATTTTAATGATACCGTTTACATAATCTACAGTGCCAATTGAAGTTCGCACAAAATTCTTAGATCCTTGAGAAACATAATATACTCTAAGATTGCCATATCCGTCATCATCAAAAAAGCATGTCTCGCCTTCTAGTGTGAATGATGTAGATGATACTGCTGAAACATACCCTGCACTAGGATGAAATAATGCTCGATTAAAAGTTATAGTATATGTATTTTGTGCTGTGGTGGAAGGTTTAAATTTCTTCTGTACTTGAATCTTACCTGTGCTTGATGCGATTGAAGCATCGGCTGAATCTATAAAATCCAAGAATCTAGAAAATCTAAATCTGCCATCAAATCTATTAAGATTTGTTGATTCATAGCTTACAATTTTATTTGCAATAGCTGCGACAACTTCAGAAGCAGCCAATGTTGTTTGAGTAGGATCATATCTGACAGTTAATGTTGGTACCACATAAAGATATGTCGGATCAACCAATTCTAGGTCAATCGACTGTACATTATATTGTCTGATTCCAGCTTTAATCTGTTCTTTACGATTTGTAGAGATTAGAGTACCAACTTTTGGTTTGACGGCCGCATATACTTTACCGTAAATTGGTGGATCATTTTCTTCACCACCCCATACATTCACAGCACCAAGATCAGGATTATCGCGTAAAATTAAACGACGATAATCTTCTCTTGTAACAGCACGATTTTGGGTTTCATATAAACGGGGAGCATTAAATCGAATAGATTCGATAGATTCTGGTTCAGCTCCACCATTAGCGCGAGTTATGGCTCTAAGTGTAAAACTACTTTGACCACCAACAGTTCCAATAGCAGTAAAATTATTAGCACCATTTGCGCGAACACCATTACAAACTCTATATGATACAGCAACGGTACTGTTATATGAAGGCTGCTTACCCATAATACCATCACCAAAGCTAATCTTATACAGCTTATTACGATCAGGTTCTATAAAAAATACTTTAGATATCGCATTGACGGTATTCAAATCATTAGCGACAGTATATGTTTCTGTATTTCCAGATGTTGTAACTGCGACTGTTATGCTTGTTGTATCGGTATTGGCATTTGGTAATACAAATGAAGTATTAGCTGCTGAAAATAGAAAACGATGAGTTAGTGGAGTACCTTCCGTAATGTTTATATAACCACTAAAGCGATTTGATGAATTTGCATATATGGCATATGCTTGAGGTGTTACAAATGTATAAGATATACCATTTACAGTACTTCTAAATTGAGTATCTTTGGCAATTGATATCGTTCTAAATGTAGAATTGGCAAGAACACTAAAATTAATCAAAACATTTGCTGTTGGACCGCGTGCTGAAGTTGGTAGATAACCTAACATCTTCGCGCGAGATGCTACGTTTTCATAAATTTGCGCTGTATCTAAAAATCCTTCATTAGCAGCCATATTTGCATAAAATGCATTATAATATGTGTTATATGCTAGCAAATCGATTAATGTGCCTATGGCAGAATCTTCAAAATCAAAATCCGCAAAATCAGGCTTGCCTGCTAAGAAATTGCGAAGGTTTAGCCTGATTGTATCAAAATCAAGACCAGTGACAGTGATCGCACTATTTGCAACCATTAGCGTATGGCCTCCAAGGTCAAGGTGAGACTTGCTGGAGCCTCAGAATTTATTGTGCTAAACACTATATTTATTTTAAGATTATTAGAATCCGGATCACCATCTACAGTGACACCAAGAAGATTAGCTCTTTCTTCATAGGTTGATACCGCTGTTCTAATATCATATTGTATTGAAGTTTCTATAGAAGGATCCATTAGATCAAAAAGTCTTTGTTTAATATCAGACCCAAATAAAGGACGAAATGGTCTTTCGCCTCGGTCCGTTAATACCAAAGATTTAATAGCTTGTTTAACCGAATCGACATTCTTTCTGATCAGAAGCTTACCCGTTACAGGATGCATCTTCATATTCAGATCAAAATCTTTATATACTGGTGTCTTAATTGCGCCGGCCATGAATACTCTCCATTTGTGGCATATTTATCAGAGGTTCTATGATCCAGCTGAGCTTATACTACTAATACGTTCTCTGACACCAGCAATTTGCTCAGATATTTGAGACCTAACGGCTTCTTCTGAAGCATAATTTAATTGTAATTGAAGTCTATAAAGTTCTACATTTAAACCAGCAATTTGTTGGCGTCGTACTTCAGCTAAAGTTCTCTGTGCTTCATTTCCAGGTGTAAGATTTTCGATGCTAACCTGCGCTCGAATTGAAGTATTGGGTGATTCGGCCACAGTAGGAGTTTCTGGTGTTGGTTCTGGCGCAGGTGCCGGTTGCGCTTGTTGATTTGACGGCGGATGACTAGCAGGATTTCCTGATGCATTTGCAGTGGCTTGACATATACTAGTTCCACCTAATATTTGATTGAGCAATCCATTTAGATCAAGATTAGGAAATAATAATTGTATATTGAGATATTGCGACAAAAATCCAACTGGATCATTTATCAATGACATCAATGTAGCTATCTCTCGTTGCAAAGGATCTATTAGATTTTGTATCTCACCTAATAAATTGCTAGTCACAGAATTTACAACTGCGCTAATTTCTGCTGCAACCAAATTAGGAAGAGATTGAACAAAGCTAATTAAATCAGTTGCAGTCTGTATTGCAGAATTTATAGCGGTTGTTGCTTGATTTATTGCAGCCGTTACCTGTGAAAGAGCTGGCCCAATTCCACAACCTGCCGCGGCCGCGGCCTGAGCAGCCGCTCCTAATGGACTTTGCGCTAGAGCACCTGCTAATGATGTTGGGTTTGTATTTGCTGTCATGGATTTAAATCTATCCTAGATCCCTTAACGGTAGTAGGTCCAGGAGACCCGGCCGTTAATGATGAGCCACCTGCTATTGACATCGATGTACCTGAACCGATATTCATGCTTGTGGTAGCAAGCTGAGTCATCTTACCTGAAGACATTGTCATGGAATCACCATTAATAATTTCTGTAACATCACCACCAACAGTTTTTTGATGGGTAGTACCATAATTTTCTGTTACGGATGAACCCACGTTTCTTACTCTTGTTCCACCTACTGATCTGGAATCATCTGTATTAATTTGTGTGATTTCAGAACCAAGTATCTCGCTGCTACGATTGCCCTCTATCTTAGAAATCATATTCCCTTTAACATATAGATGGTAATCTCCTTGCACTTCCTCTATTAAATCACCATCGACACGAACTCGTGCATCACCTGCTATTGTAACACTACATGAGCCAAATATCATGACTTTTTTATCTTTTACAAATATTTCAAAATCATCACCTACGACTCTAGTAACTCGAGTACCATCATCCATAATCTCTCTATTTGTGCCGGATGCATGAAATTCGTGTATGCGTCTAGCTCCGTCAGTATCATCGATTTCAAATACATGTCCAGATTCTGTAGTTCTTACATGATTAAAAGGATATAACGGAGGTGTTGATGATGCATGAATTTCTGGTTGATCCCAGGTAGGTGTATCATAAACAGGCTCGGCGTCATCATAGGTGACGGATGAAGCTTTACGAATGGCTGCTTCAGGAACACCACTTATTCTTGTATCTAATCTATCTTGCGTATTTGGGTGATTTAAATAATTACTACCACCAACAGCTAAACCAGAAGTATCAGGAGTTCCTTGTGCTAATGGATATGTACCATTTGGATCATTAAAACCTTCATCTGAATTTGCAGCATCACCTGCAACACCATGAAAAGTACCCATAATCATGGGCATTTGTGCCCGGCGGCCATCCATGAAAAATCCAACTACCCAAGAACCTTCGGCCAAACCTGTTGGAGAACTACCAATGCCACTAGTTGAGGCTGATGTTGCGGGCATCATGACTTGCGCCCACGGTAGCGCATCTTTAGACAATTCAGTAGAATCGGATGTATGCCATCCAAAACATCTGACTCTGACTCTTCCCACTTTTAGAGGATCATTACGATCTTCAACTATACCTACAAACCATGTAAATCCATCGGTTCCTAACCACTCTTCATCACGCACAGGCATTATGTCTATCTCCCATCAACCGGCTGAGAAAAAGAATCTTTAACACATTCTATCGCGGTGCCGTATCTTAAACCTCTAGGTCCAAAACGATGCGCTAGAGCCGTTATCAAATATTTACCACCACCAAGGCCATCATTTTGTCTACGACTAATTCGACTCTCACCTGATTGAGGTATAGTAATTTGTATAGTATCACCGACACATAGATTACTATCACCATGTACAAGTATCTTAGTTACATGTGATAGAAGTTCTGATTTATTTGCAGTCTCTGCACCCAAAAATTCTTGTCGCCTACGAAAAACATTTTGTGAATCGCCATCTCTTTCAGTTATAAACGGAATAGTCCCTCTATATGAATTTGATACCACAAATTTCTCACGCGAAATTGAAGAACCAAATGTCTTTGATGTATTAGGTGCTAAAGTTCCATATTGTCCTGAGTGAGAATACTTAGAAAAATCTCTATCACTTAGATAATTTGAAGTTCTAAATCTTTTAGATACTGGATCTAATGATAAAACTTGAGTACCATATTGACCTGATGACACACCATTAAGAAGATCAAACCCAACATCTTCTTGTATCGAAACTATACGATTACGTTCAAATGCTTTATCACCTGATAAAATATCTTCTAGAAAATAAAATGTTTTTTTAACTTGCTGTTTCATTAAATATTGAAAAGATGCGAAATGATAACCTCTAGCATTTTCAAAGAAAAAATAATTGGATGTGCTTTTAGTATCGGCCGCTTTGGCCTCATCTGCCAAATAATTTATCGCGGTAAATGGGCTAACCCTTGTGAATGTTGTATCAAATGGTCCGTCAGTAGGCTCAAGTGTAACTAATTTCTTACCTGATATGGGAGCAATATGATCATTGAATATCTTGTTTACCATATTTCCAACATTTAAAGATTCTTGTGCATTGGCTATGATCGTATATTGATCTCGTAACATTTCTTTTGATGTCGCATACAAGTCATATCCGTCAAGATTTTGACGAATCCTTGTCTTATTTGACATCTTATAGATTTCCATAGTAGAATTAATACGCTTTGATCCTCTCTCAGAATCAGAGAGTGAAACTGATATAACCTCACCACCAATAATAGGTAAAGTAGTTCTAAGACCAATACCATCAGCCATAGAGACAGTCATTGATACCGAAGGCATCTGAATGTCCTCATAATAACTTATCTCTGCTGCAAGATCGGATACAGAAACCGTTCGATCAGTTGATGTAGATTTTATTGATATACCATGTATGAGACCAGTACCAGATCTCTGTTCAGGTGTTGACATTAGAAATATAAATTCCTAAATGCTTCGACTATTGAAGGAACATATATCGATTTAATCACAGAAATTGTTCTATTTTTATCATTTCTAGATAATTCATAATCATAAGCAGTAATTAATTTACGGCTAGAGGGTGATAGAGATGTGTATGTTGTTTGATCGACTATCAAAGTTCTTTCAGGTATGGTTATAGTATTTCCATCTTCATCTTGCAATGATGAGCTGTTTTGTATTATCTGTTCATAATGATGTGTTGTGGCTTGAGCATTTGATACACTACCATATTTCTTTCTCATAAATTCATTTAAATCATATTGTGTTCTAGGCCATTCATAATAAGGATCGATCATTTCATTTGGTAGTAATATAAGCCAATCTAAATCAGATTCGCCATAAAAATTATATGCTACATTGTCCGGTCGCTCACCTTCAATCACATCATACCTATAAAAATCCAACATGCTTCTGCGATAGAAATCACGTAAGATAAATCTTTTAGTGACATCTGTAGCAAAGGTTGCATTTGGCAAACCAGGTAGAGAATATGATAAATTTGGAAAATTTGAAAAATATTGACTCATCTAAAATTCTCGGTGACTTGCTCTCTGGTGACAACATCAGTTTCTTTAAATGACATGTTTATAGTTATTGATGCAGGGGCAGCATCACCCGGTGATGATAATGATCTAACATATGCAGGATAATTTTGTGGATGATAATCTATATCAAAAGATTGCAATACTGATTCGCCTATAGTAAACAATCTTTTTTCATTATTAAAACTAATTTGAAATACATCAGGATATTCAAAAAATGCGCGAGATGCTGCTTGACTAGTAAAATTTTGCACTTGCTCTGGGGATGCACCAACTTGATTACCTATAGCTTGCGATGCTCCATTAATAGTACTACCCAAACCATATTTTGGTAACATATGTGTTTTGAATGCAGTTATTATTTTTTGTATCATATCAGCTTCTTTTCTATTTCTAGGAGTAAGCTTAAATGAAAAACGATGTTCTCTAAAATCCAATCCAGAAAATAGCAAAACCTTTTGTGCATTGCGAGCTGTACCAAAATTATTGGCAGCGCCTGCAGTCAATGATGTAGCTCGACCTCCAAGTCTACCAGCAACATCGGCGGCGGCCGCGCCAGCGGCCGCGCCACCACCAACTTGCTGAGCTAACGCCGCGACCGCGGCCGCAAGTCCACCCGATTGATATGCATTTGATGTCTGTTCTGAATTTATATTTGATGATCCCGTAGCAAGTACTTCACCAAGAGAAGATAATTCAGGATCTGTATAATTTGCTCTATATCCCGTTTGAAGTTGATCGGGCATAGGTAGCGTAATTGTTGTTAGAACACGACTAGTGGATGATCTTCGATTTGATCGAATGAGTTCATCACTGCGAATAGTTGAAGTACGAGTAACATTCTCAAATTTTAATGCTCTAAAGATAATGTAATGATATATGTTATTATAATTTTCAGGAAAAAAATAGCTAGCCGCTCGAAGGTTTCTACCAAATCCTTCTCCAGTAAGCCCTTGCCGTAGATTATCCAGTCTCCGATTTTCAAGCGTCCTAGCAGCTTGACCTGTGCTAGCTTCTAAAGCTGAAAACTCGTTCATCTATGCGTATCCTAAAAATTAATTTCTGTTTATTTATACCATACATAAGAGGTGGCATACAAAGGCAAATATCAACCCATAAATCCTAAGAAATATCGTGGAGACCCATCGAACGTCATATTTCGTTCGCTATGGGAACGTAGAATCATGGTCGAATTTGATAAAAACCCAAATGTAATTGAATGGGGTTCTGAAGAAGTCATAGTGCCATATAGATCACCTATAGATGGAAAAATGCACAGATATTTTCCTGATTTTGTTGTTAAGATGATTGATAAAGCAGGAAAAATAACTATCAAAATGATAGAAGTGAAACCTGCCGCGCAGACCATTGCACCAGCACCTCATGACGGAAAGAGAAGGCCATCCGCAAAGTATTTGACCGAGGTTGCCAGGTATGGGATAAATAGCGCAAAGTGGAAAGCTGCTCGCGAATTTTGTGCTGATAGAAACTGGGAGTTTGTTATAATCACAGAAAAGGAATTGGGTATAAAGTAATGGTAGCATATGTTTTCGATAATCTGCTGTCCCAAGGGGAAAAGCAGGGTCTGCTACCAAATAAGACCCAGCAGGCTCGCAATTGGTTTCGCGTTCAGGCTAGCAAAGTAGCGATGAGCCCAAATGCACTTATGGCTAATGATCGTAGCGCGATGACATC